ATGACCGAAGCCGATCTCTTGAAGAAACATTTATCCACGCTCGGCAAGAAGGGCGCGAAGGCGCGTCTCAAGAAGCACGGCAAGGGTATCTACGCCGAGATGGCCCGGAAGCGATGGGCAAAGCGTATTCCGACTCATGACAAGCAGTGAACTGCTGAAATTACTTGCTGCCGACTGGCGGCCTCCTCGACGCGGCTTCCTCGCCGAGTTTCGTGGCGGCACGGGATGGTCACGCGACTCAAGGGCGGACGCCATCGGAATGGACTTATGGCCGAGCGACGGGTTGGAGATCACGGGCTTCGAGCTGAAGATTTCGCGCGGCGACTGGCTTCGAGAGCGTAGGAGTCCGTCAAAGGCGCAACCAATCAAGCAATTCTGCGATCGCTGGTATCTCGTCGTCTCAGACCTGAACATCGTCAAGTACGCCGACGAACTGCCGTACGGGTGGGGTCTCATGTACGCCGAGCAAAACAGTGCTGGCGAATACGAGCTCAAAACGATGGTCGAAGCCGAAAAGCTACATCCGCAACCTATCGACCGTGCCTTTCTCGCCGCCCTGGTGCGCCGGGCCACGAAAGTACAGGCAGAGTTATCCACAAGCTAGCCGCTTGCATTATCCAGACGGCTTGCTACTGTGAAGGAGTACCTCACAGGATGGCGTGGCGGCCCCGAGTTCCCTGCAGGTAATCGGAGAGGGGCGGCCGGGACACACCTCCCGGACCTACACCGCCAACGCTGCCACCATCCTCCTCGGTACTTGAAAATCGGATAGCTCGTTGACTGTTGGCGTGGTCGCCTTCAATGCACTGCAGGATCGGTAGCGAGAAGGCCGCGGTGAGAAACGCCGCAATTCAAACCAACCTGTCGCCAACCGCCAGCGAGCTATCGACCCCGCCTCGAAACCAAAATCAATCACTCACATGCAGCAAAGACAAATCAAACTCAGGGCGAAGTCCATGGAAGGCGAATGGGTCTACGGCTTCTACAACGAGCTTCCCGCCAAAGACATGTACTGGATGCTCACCGACGATCGCAAGACCGTTTCAATCGACAGCAATACCCGTGGCGAATTCACCGGCCTCTTCGACAAGAATGGCAAGGAGATTTACGAGGGGGACGTTGTTCGGCTCTCATGCGGTTATGTGCGAGCCAACCCCGACCACTCGGTTACCGCGGTCGTCGAATACGACGAGGACCGCTTCCTAGCTCGTCTTCTCGACAGGAAGATGGAAGTCAAAGGCGGTTCTAGCGATGGCAAGACCCTCCCGCAGTACGAGATTCATTCGTGGGTTGGTATGCACACCTGCCTGCGCGAATCGGCGTCACACCGCGAAGTCATCGGCAACATTCACGAGAACCCCGAACTCCTCGAATCCAACGACAAGCCGCAGCACGGCCCCGGAAGCAGGTGCCCGATAGAGTTCTGCCCCCAGTGCGAAAAACTGGATAACGCCTAAAGGTCGATAAACCAACACCAACGAAGCAATGCCATGTCTAACATTCCCGAGGCTCACCGCTGTGATCTCAGTGGCCGCGTTTTCCCTTCCCGGTCCGACGTCCGGGGCGGTCTTTCTCTTGATACTGGTGAGCGCCTTATCGTTTGGGCTGATGTCAGTCCTGAAGCCGCGCGGAAGCTCCTGGCTCTGATCGACGAAGCGTTCCCAAAGAACACGCCCGTCGTCCGCGAAGCCTCACTCAGAACGGCCATCGCGCGCCCTTCGAATCCCATCCGCGAAGCCGCCGATGAAGAGGATGCTATCGAGGACGCACGCGAGCGATCCACCCTATAGCTCTTTCCCGAACCCGTAGCACCTTCCCGTCAGTCAACACAAATCGTTTCCATTCGCCGGGGTAGCCCGTTTGGGTCTGAAGCAGGTTCGAGTCCTGCCGCGTGGCTCTAGGGGAGTTTCTGGAAAGGATCTCCCACTCCGGCGAATCCATCAATAACTCACATGCAGCAAAGACAAATCAAATTCAGGGCGTGGGACACGCGGAATAGCCGCTTCGTCTTCGACCCCGACATCTACTCCTCGCAGCAGTATCACAAGCGTTTCACCCTCGAACAGTTCACCGGCCTCCTCGACAAGAACGGCAAAGAGATCTACGAGGGGGATGTCCTCGCCGACGCCAAAAGCATCTACCGGCCACAGGTCGTCTTCGAGGATGGCCGCTTCGCCTTCGCTTTCACCTATGAGAACGGCCACGATGTTGCGCCGTGTCAGGAGTGGTACATCACGAACAACCAGCTTGAAGTCATCGGCAACATTCACGAGAACCCCGAACTCCTCGAATCGGGCGCGAACTCCTCCAACAAATGAAAAAGGAAATCGTCAAAGTAGACGCAGAGCGCGGCATCGCGCGTATCACGACCCTCGACGAGCGATGGTATTCGCGCGAGACCACCGATCCCGCGACCGGCCTTCCCACGATCGAGTTCCGCCCGTCCATCACCTACATCGGCAAGTTCTATCCGAAAGGGAAAGGGTACGAAAACTTCCTCAAGAAGAACGGCGACGAGGCCGACATCATCCGCGATCTCGCGGGAGAGCGAGGCTCCAAGGTCCACCAAGCCATCGAAGTTCTGAACAACGGCGGCACCGTGAGCATGGGGGACACCTTCATGAACAACATCACGGGCCAGCTCGAAGCCTTGACCCCCGACGAGTATTACTGCGTCATCACCTACAAGAAGTGGTGGGATGAGGAAGGCTCGAAGGAGTACGAGATCGAGAAGGCCGAGGACATCATCTGGCCTGAAGGCGAGGGCTCGGAACACGGCGGCCCGCTCCATTTCGCCGCGACCCGCGACATCCGCTTGCGCCGGAAAGCGGACGGCAAGACCGGCACCGTGGACGTGAAGACTTCGAAGGACATCTACCCTTCGCACGTCATACAGGTCTCCGCGATCGCAGAAGCATCCGGCGACGACTGGCAAGCGATTCTCCAAGTCGGCTACACCAGGACGCTGAAGGGCTACAAGTTCACCGAGACCGAGCGCCGCATGGACCTCGTGCGCGCCGCCATGACCATCCACGCCTACGAGACCGGAGGCGAGAAGCCGCTGCAGCGCGATTACCCGCTGACTCTCTCGCTGAACCTTCCCAAGATCGTCGCCACCGGCCCCGACGACGTGATTGACCGGGGCATGCCGGTCACAGAGATCGTTCTCGATGAAGCCGTCCCGCCGCAAGAACAGGTAAAGGCCGCGCCACGAACCAAGAAGAAAGCGGCATGAGCACGTTTTTCGGTTACATGGCTGCCTGGGCGCTGGTCTACACCATCCATGAGACTCTCTGTCACGCGGGACAGAAGGTTCTCGCCAGTATTGTTATCGGCATGTTTGTCGGCTACCTCATCGGACACATCTCATTCCCATGACCCATCTTCACAACGAACAAGACGCGATAAAGCAGGCGGCGTGCGCGGGATACCGGTTCCCAAGCGGACCGACGCTCACTCCCGACGAAACAATCGAACTAGCTTACCCGCCTGAAGTCGTCCTCGACCCGAAGTTCTGGCAAACACTCGGTAAGGCGCGGTGGAATCACGAAATGAAAAGCATGTATGACACTCCCGACTGGCTACATTACGCCCTCCGCTACTTCGAGACCCGCTTGTCGAACGGAGACATGCAAGCCTTCTGGCAATCACTCCCATGATCCAAGACACTTCAATCCGAGCGTACGAGAACGAAGTCCGCCTAACCCTATCCAACAGGCAGAGGGTTATCCGCGACCTTCTCTTGAACTACCCGGCTGGCCTCACGAATGCCGAAATCGCGGAATGCCTCTCCTGGCCTATCAACACCGTTACTCCCAGAACTTTCGAGCTCGTGAACAAACTGAAGGTGGCGGAAGACTCTGGAATCCGGAAGTGCCGCGTCACCGGCCGGAATGCTCACGTGTGGCGCCTCAAATACGCTTCCATACCTTCCCATCCGGGCACTCCCCAAGCTCTCTTTCCCGAACCAGTCAAAGGTCGCCTAACCAATTCGCAAAACCCATGAGCCAATTTCCAGACACCGCCAGGGCATCGGAGTACGGCGCCGGATCTCGCGACTACTTCAAGTTCGAGAAAGGCGATAACCGTCTCCGCGTCCTCGCACTGGCACAGGACCCGGTCGCCACGCACTTCATCAGCAAAGGAGAGCGCGCGGTCTGCATCGGCGTTTCCCGCGGCTGCAAGTACCACGGCGAGAACGCGCCGAAAGGCGATGACGGCAAGCCAAAGAAGCCGTCCGTGAAGTATCCGGCCTACGTCGTCGATCGCAAGACGAACGACATCCGCCTGGTGTACCTCCCGTACAGCGTCGTGACCGCGCTCGGAGACCTGAAGAAGGACGCTGACTGGTCCTTCGAGGAGCTCCCAATGCCGTACGACGTGACCGTGAAGTACGACCCGGATGCCTCCGGCACCGACATGTACAAGGTCGTGCCCTCGCCGAAGAGCGCCCCGATCACTTCCGAGATCAGGGCTTCGCTCGAGACGATGAAGTCGATCGACGAAGTCGCGGATGCGCAGCGCGACAAAGCTGCCGCCGAAACTGAGCACGCCGGTGAGATCGACCTCGGCGACGAGAGCGAGCCGTATCACGGCCAACTCGGTTAACTCCCATGAGCAACATCCTCGCGGTTCACTACGCGCGCGTGAAGAACGGACGGCTTCTCCTCACTGACAAGTCGCGGTTCGATCACGACGTTCAAGCGCACGAGGGCCGCGAGGTGGTGCTCACAATCAGGCGCTCCGATGACATCCGCACCAACGCAGAGAACCGGTACTACTGGGGCGTCATCGTGAAGATCGTCGCCGACGAAATGGGGATCATCCCCGACGAGGCACACGACTTTCTGAAGCACCTTTTCCTGAAGCAAGGCGTTGAGGTTGACGGCAAGCGCTTCGAGATCGCTCGCAGCACCGCCGACCTCACGATTGCCGAATTCGAAAGCTACTGCGAGAGGTGTCGGCAATGGGCCGCCGCCGAACTCGGAGCAGTGATCCCGCTCCCCGGCGAAGTGATTCTCGATTGGTAAGCCACATTCACCACGGGCCGCTATTCGGTCGGCCCTTGCAGCATTACAAAAACATGTACCCTGATTCGCTCGAAAATGACTCAAGGCTTAGAAGCTCCTCCGGACTACCCGGCGGACCAATGGGACCAATGGCCGCAGAATCCGCCCCGAAAGAGGTTCCTAGGGCAATTGACGCGTTGTTCCAAACCCTTGAACGTGGTCTTAGTGCGAGCGAGGCGCTCGCGAAGCGGCTCTCGCCGATCGTAGGCGGTATCGAAACCGACAACCGTAAGGAGTCTGCTCGCCCCGAACGCTCATCGTCACTCGCTGCCGACATCGACGGCGCCACGGTCCGAGCCAATGAAATAGCGAACCGTCTCTACGCGCTCATCGAAACGATTCAGCTTTGATGCACCTCGTCCTTCCCGGCCGCGTGCCGAGCAAGAAAAACTCGAAGCGCATCATCAACGCCGGCGGACGTCCGCGGCTCATCTCCTCGGAAGCCTTCCTCGCATGGCACGAGGAGATGATGCTTCGTATCCGGCGACATCGACCGAAGAAGCCGATCGCGCGAGCTGCCGTCGCGCTCCAGTTCTTCGCGGATAGCCGCAGGAGGTTCGATCTCTCGAATGCCGCCGAGTCCGTGATGGACCTTCTCGTGGACGCCGAGATCATCGAGGACGACTCCGCTTTCCTCGTATCCGACCTTCACCTGCAGCTCGGCGGCATCGAACCAAAGAACGCCCGCGTCGAAGTCGAAATCACACCACTTTACCCATGACCCTTCGAGCGAAACGACGCGCGATCTATCCGTACCGCTGCCTCACGTGCGGGAAGCCGCGCTTTTCACTCGTCTACCTCCGCGCCACCGAGAAGGTCTGCGCCAAGTGCCGGCGGGAGAAAGTGCCCGAAAATCAACCGAGTCTTTTTTCATCACCGACATGACCAACGAGCCCAGTTTCCACTGCGGCCTATGCCACAAGGAAGTCGCCAATCTTTCGCAACACCGCCGCGACATGCACCCCGACTTCAAATTTACGTCGCCGAGCGCCTGCGAGATCGCCCAGTGCGAGAAGTGGCGGCGCGAGCATCAGTCGTGACGGAAAGAAGCTCCACAGGCGGTAGACTACGCTCGTGCCAGTCAAGAGAGCAGTGCGCGATGATTCGGCGTTCAAAGCCGATGTCCAGCTTCCCTATGATCTCCGCATCGATGACTTCAAGATCGCGATGCAGGACGTGTACGACTTCTTTTTCGATGTGAACGAGAAGCTCGTCGAGCGAGGACTGCCGCGCCTCGACGACATGCTCCGCGGCGCTCAGATGTCGGGGATGATCTCAGACATGATCACCGCGAGCCTCGGCAAGCACTCCCGAGTTCTCACGAGGAACAACTATCCGAACGGCCATCCCGATCTCATCAAGCAGGGGCGCTACCCATCCGATTCTGTCCAGGCCGGAGAGGAAGGCGTCGAAGTGAAGTCGACCGTGAAGGCCGGTGGCCAAGTGGACATGCACGGAGCGCGCGATCAGTGGCTATGCGTCTTCGTCTACCGGGTCGATACGACGACCGAACCGGCACAGGACCGGCGGCCCATGGAGTTCACCGAGGTTTATCTCGCCCATGTCGTCAAGGCCGACTTCCGCCACAACAACCGCGGACCGCTCGGCACCCGCACCGCATCGCTCCATCGCGAGGGAATCAAGACCTTCCGCGAGAGCTGCCTTTACAAATTGAACAAGTGAGGCCCGTGGCCGTTTTTGTAGGCCGCGAGCTTCGGGATAGCTTTCTTCGCGAGCTCAAAGAAAGCGGCATCCTTCTCGACGCCTATGCTCTGGTAACCGACCGCCTCGGCGGCAGCGAGCGTGGAACCCGAACCCGCAAACGGATCGCACACCACGCCTTCGCCGAGCGGCAGCACCCCTCGCACTAGCGTACGAAGGAACGCCTGCGGCTTGAGGCTCGGATGGGGAGCCAGCGCCCGCTCACATTTGTGTGTCGGCGACGACTCGATCACATCGCCGAACGGCCGCTCCGCAGAGGGCCGTCGGAAACCGCCCGTCTTCCACTTCCGCAGATTGTCCTGCACCCGACCCTCGACCGGCTTCCGGAACATGAGCCACGGCTCCCACATCGAACGCGGCATCACGCTCACCCCCGAAAACTCCTCGTGCGCGTTCTTCGGCCGATCGCCGCCCCGCATCGTCATCACGAGACGGACAATCTCGCCCCGACGCTCCAAGCCAGCCCGAGCTAGCGCTGATCCTACGGCGTACGAGAGGAGAGGATTGCTTGCCACGATCACGTTCGCGCCGGGCACCAAAGGACGCAGAAGAGCGCCGGCCCACTTGAAAAAGAAGCTCACCAGGTCTTCCACATCCCCAGCCGTGAGAACCGAAAACCGAGGCAGGGGAGCGCGTTTCGTCCCGTCGAAAGACGGCGGGATCCGCCAGATACCACCGTTCCCGTTCCGCATCTTCTCCTGCTGCTCTGGCTCGTACTCCACGAGGCCGTACGGAGGATCGGTCACAACCCCGTGGATGCTGTTCTCCGGCTGCTGATTCAGCCATTCGATGCAGTCAGCCAGGACAAGCGTGGAACGCCCGATGCTCGCCGATCGGAAGTTACGCTGCGTACCCGTTCGGCGTGCCGAACCCCGCAGGCTGTACCGTCCCCGAGCCGTCCGGTCAAACAGCGACTCCGCGTTCAGGTTCAGATAGGATCGGATGCTCGAGGGCGATGTCGGACCGATCAGGGAGATGACCCCGCTTTGAATCTCGTTCAGGGAAGCGCCGTCCGGCTGCCGCGTCAGAACCTCAACGATCGCGTCCCTCACCTGGCCGGGACGCCGACGCACCTCCGTGATCGACATGGTGGCCGATGATATGACGTCTAGACGTCAAAAGTCAAAGCGTTGTCCCCTTGCCAAAACCCACAGGTGTTCTACCCTGAAAGGACACCCCTCCCATGTCCAATCCCACGAACAACCCGGACTACGAGTACCGCTCCAAGCGCTTCCAGGAGGAGCTGAAGGCCCTCGGCGAGAAGTACAAGATCGCGCCGGTTGCGACCATTCACTACGGACAGATCGCTATCGAGCCTCGGCTTAGCCTCGTCGATCTGGTCGAAGAGCCGCAATCGCCGATCATCACGCCCGATGCCCCGGAAATCATCAAAGCCGCCTGAACCCAATCCGGTCGGTCGCCCTTCGCTTTACGGCCCAGACATCGTGGCCAAGGCCGAGGACTATCTGAAGAATTACGCCGCGACCGGCGACAAGGTGCCACAGATCGCGGGCCTCGCTATGGTTCTTGGTATTACGCGCGAGACAGTTCGCGACTGGTCCAATGATCCGGCCAAGCCAGAATTTTCTGCCATCGTCAAGAGAATACTCGCCGGACAGGAGAGAGCCCTCGCAAATGGTGGCCTCGATGGCACGTTCCAGCAGAAAACCGTCGGCCTCATGATGTCGAAGCACGGCTATCGCGATCACGACGACGAACGCCCGCCAGCAGCTCCCCAGATCACCTACAACGTCTTCCAGATCCCAGAGGTAAAGGTCGCCGTGCTGCAGCTCGAAAAGGAGCTGAAGCAAGTTCTCGCATCAGCCCATGTTCAACATATTCAAGAAGAAGGCGCCGCCGAATAGTTTTATCATTCGCACAGAGAGATACCGCTCCCCCCTCGCGCAGGGCTTTTGGGAGCCCACTGTCCGCATAGAGTTTGTCTGCGACCTCAGCGTCGAAGAACTTCAGAAGCTCACGGTCGGCACGATTGTCTCTGGCTCCTTCAAGGTCGTAGAAAACCCCTACCTCGATGTTCAAACGCCTCAAGAAACTCTGGAAACTGGCGAGTAACCCCGACATCCTTCCCGAACACGTCGAGCACTTCTCAAAGGCCGCCAAGGCCGAGTTCCTGCCCGATATGACCGAGGAAGAAGCGCTCGTGTACATGAAGGAGACCGAGCAGGGATGGGGGACTGTGTTTCAGAAAATCCGCGACATTCTCAAATGACTTACGAACTCGCAAAGAAGCTACAGGATGCCGGCTTTCCCCTCGAAGCGATGCGTTTCGACCAGATGTCCAAACCACCTACCGACGTACGCGAACTAAAGAACCCTCCCACCCTCTCTGAACTCATCGAAGCGTGCGGCGACAAATTTCAGCTTCTTGAACTTCAGTACATGCCGGAAGAAGACGAGCTTTATCCCGAGTGGATGGCGCTCAGCACCAACAACCTATGCGGAGTCGCTGACACACCGGAAGAAGCCGTCGCTAACCTATGGCTCGTTCTTCATGCCTGACCTTGATCAGCTCCGGCGCAACCTCACACGGCGCCAAAACGAGCGTGAGGAAGCCGAAGCCCGCGAAAAGGCCCGCTATGCGCGCGAGACGCTCGTAAAGGGTGTTCCATACGCCATCCAGACCGACTTCTGGTGCCGCACCTGTGAGCTCGACTTTAACCGCACCGGCCTTAAGGTCGTGCGCACGGCATTCGATAGCGGCCTTCTCTGCGCCTGGTACGCCACGAGATGCGAGAAGTGCTACACGACCTGCATCCGCTTCATCACCGACAAGCACCTCGACCCCTATTACCACGACAGCGAAATGCTTCGAGTCCAACGCATCGCTCAGTCCCGCGACATGCTGCAGCCCGGCGATCCCGGCTTCCAGACCTACTACGGCGACCCGATGAAGAAGTATTACGACGAGATCGAGCAGCAAGCGCGCGCAACATTCACCAAGAAGATCATTTGAATGCTTAAACCCACCCGCGGCCAGGTCGTGCTCGAGAAAGTGGAGCTGCCGGCCGAGATCATCGTCGCCACGAAGGAGCAGGGATACGAGAAGGGCCGCGTCGTCGCATCGGCCGCTGACGGAGTCACGACCGGCGACACCGTTCTATTCACGACCTACGGCCCCGTGAGCGTCCGCCACGAAGGCAATGAATACGTCATAGCCCGGCGCGAGGACATCTTTTCCATCATCACATGACGCCCGACGTATCCAACCTTTCGATACTCGGCTGGATACTGAACGAGAAGATCGTGACGGAGAAGGGCGAGCCGCTCGACTTCCACGATCACGCCTTCCTGCTCGACATCCTCACGGACTGGTCGCAGAACATCGCCGTGAAAGCCTGCTCTCAGGTCGGCAAATCCGTCACCTTCAACCTCAAAGCCCTCTTCGCGGTTCGCACCTTCGGCTGGAACATCATCTACACGATGCCGACCGACGACGACGTACGCGAGTTCGTCGGCACGAAGACCAACAAGATCCTGCAAGAGAACCCGCAGACCTTCGCCGGCATCCAGACCGACAACATCGAACGCAAGGAGATCAACGGCCGGTTCCTGTTCTTCAAGGGCACGGTATCGAAGAGCGCCGCGATCTCCACGACCGCCGACCTCCTCATCCACGACGAGGCGTCACGCTCCGATCAGAAGCAGCTGAACACCTACAAATCGAGAACGAAAGACAGCCCGTTCAAGGGCCGTTGGCTCTTCTCGAATCCCACGACCGAGAAGGATCTGCTCGACCAGGAGTGGAAGAAGTCCGATCAGAAAGAATGGCACGTCACCTGTCCCGCGTGTGAGCTCGAACAGCAGCTCGTCTGGCCGGACAACATCGACATCGAGCGCAAATGCTTCCAATGCTCCGGCTGCAAGGCCGAGATGTCCAACGACACCCGCAGGAAAGGCCGATGGATCGCGATGAACCCCGGCGCGAAGGTCTCCGGCTATCACCTCTCGCACCTCATCGCGACCAGAATCACCGCGGCCGAGATCATCGAGGACAGCGAGGGCGACCAGGAGTATTTTCATAACTTCGTTCTCGGCGAGCCATATAACCCGGGCGATCTCACCGTCACACGCTCCACGATCCTCGACAACTGGACGCCGAAGAGCCTCGACACCGGCACCTACTACCTCGGCGTCGACATCGGCAACATCAAGCACTACGTCCTCGGCTCCGAGAAGGGCGTGATCAAAGTCGGCCGCTTCTCGAAATGGTCGGACCTCGACGACATGCTCATTCACTACCGGCCAACCTGCGCCGTGATCGACGCCATGCCGGACAACACCATGGCCAAGCACTTCGTCGAGCACTACCGCAACGTGCTCATGTCGTTCTTCCAGGACAACACGAACAATCCCCAAGTCATCGTGTGGTGGGGCGAGGGGGACAAGAAAGGGATCGTCTATTCAAATCGCAACCGCGCCCTCGACCAGATGCTCGACTACATCATCCAGGCGAAGATGCTCTTCGCCCTCGCCTCGGATAACGAGCTGCGCGAGTACATCAAACACTTCGAAACTCTTCGCCGCGTGAAGGTCGTGAACCCCAAGGGCATCGAAAGCTACGAGTGGCAATCGACCACGGGCGTCGATCATTACGTCTTCGCCACGCTGTATTACTACCTCGCGATGCTCTCCCAAGGCACCGGCGCTGTCATCGTCCCACAGAACCCGGCGGCCACTCCGCTGGTGAAGAGCGGCGTATCCGGAGACTTCCTGAACCTCAAAGAAATCCTAGACGAACGCGATGCCGCCTGAGATCACCGTAAAACTCGATACCCGGACGGCCGCTCTCTTCGAAGAGTTCTGCCGGCTCGAGCAGCAGATCAACACGCTCATTAAGGCCGGCGTCTTCGATATTCGCGACGGCAAGGCGACCATCTACCTCGATCGGAACGGCGTCGTCGTAAATATCCGCGGCGACATCGAGCTGTATAACTCGCGCGACCGTTTATCCACACCTTGACTTCCTTCACGGGACCTTCATAGTTAGTTCAAACTCCCTACCCCAGACGTAATACTCGTTACCACTCTCGGCGGGTAGTTCCAAAAGAGGCAGCCGACGCCTCTTGCGGACCTACCCGCCTTTTTGTTTGTCCATGAAGAAACCCTCCGAAATGACCGATCAAGAGCTTTGCCGCCTCATCGAGAACCGGTGGGGCTCTTCGGAGAGCGTTTGGAAGATCGTTGAAAAAGCCTATTCGAGCAACACGAAGCACTACGACAGCGAGATCGACGACAAGGACCGCGCACCCGGTTACATCCTGAACATTCCCGTCAAGAAGCTGAAGATCCGGGCGAACCGCATCTTTCGCGATATGGAGTCGGTGATCAATTCGCTCATCGCGAACCCACCGAAGCCGAATATCGTCCCCGGCCGGCCGACTCCCGAGAGCCAGGAGCTCGCCCAGCTTCAGACCGGCTACTTCGCCCGGAAATACGAGGAGTTGAACGTCAAGGAGACTATCCGGAAGGGTCTCCGAAACCTCTATTTCGGGCGTCTCGTCGTCCTCAAGCCCTTCTGGAACCCGAAGACGAACGATTTCGATGTGATCGCCGTGGACCCGCGCAAGGTCCGCTTCGCGAAGAAGGCCACGAAGGAAGTCGAAAGCGAATTCGCCATCGAGGAAGTCGAAGACTCGCTCGAATCCGTCATCGCTCGCTTCCCAGCGAAGGAGGCGGACATCCTTCAAAAGGCAGGCGTCGCGAAAGACGACGTCGCAATCCTGAACCCGACCATCACCTACAAGGAAGCCCACATCAAGGACCACGTCATCTTCAAGTACGAGGACATCATCCTTGGCAAGATCCGCAACCCGTATTGGGATTGGGACGGCCTCCTCGTCACTCCGCAGGAGGACGAAGCCCTTCGCGATCTCTCCGGCACGCAGCGCAAGGAGAAACTCGCCGAAATCCGCAACCTCCAAACCGAGCGCCGACAGACCCAACAGCCGCCGGCCGCCGAAGGTGAAGCTCCTGCCCCTGCCCCTGCTCCTGCCGAAGGCGAGGGCGAGATCGCCGCGACTCCGAATCAGACCGAGGCGCAAAGCCTCATGGCGTACCGCTTCAACCACTTCGATGTGCCCCGGAAGCCCTACATCTTCGCGACGATCTTCAACAACGAGAACACGCCTGTCGGCCGCACCGACATGATTTCCCAAGCCGCGACACTTCAGGAGGGTATCGACCGGCGCAAGCGTCAAATCGACGAAAACGCCGAGATGATGAACGGCATCGTGAAGGTGGATGCCTCCGTCATGGACAAGTCCGACGCCCAGAAGCTCCGTTTCGAGGCCACCGGAATCATTTGGGGCAAAGGCGTCAAGGACGGCGTGACGCGCGAGACCGGCGCGGCTCTTCCCGAGTTCATTTTGAAGGACATGCAGGACTCGCGAGACGAGATCGACAACATCATGGCCGCGAGCTCTGCTTTCCGGGGCGAAAGGGAAGGCACCGAGACCAAAGCTGGCCGCCTCGCGCTCATCCAGCAGTCATTCCTCAACCTGAACGAGCTTGTCCAGGTCGTCGATTACCTCAGTTCCGAGCTTTTCAACTGGTTTTATCAGCTCTCGAAGGTCAATTACACCGAAACGCACTACGCGAAGACGCTCGGCGAGAACGACGCCGTGAAGATTATCGAACTGCAGCAGGACGACTTCGAGGACGGGGCCGAAATCCGCGTCATTCCCGGCAAGACGCTCCCCGAAGATCAGGAATTCAAGTACGAGCGCGCCCAGAAGGATGCCGAAGCAGGCCGAATCTCGCCGATCGACTACTTACGCGACGCCGGATACTCGAATCCCGTCGAAACTGCAAAGAACGCCGAGATTTTCAAGCTGAATCCCATCAAAGCCTCGGGCATCACCGACGAAGAACTGGCCGAACTCGTCCCCCAGGACCAGAACCGCCCCGAAGAGCCCAGCCAATCGATCAGCTACAAGGATTTGCCCCCCGACGGTCAAATGCAGCTCGCGGCGAAGGCAGGAATCCAGCTCGATCCGCAAACGCTCGCCGGTCAGCACGAGCACCAGCAGAAGATCGAAGCCGAGCACCACGAAGCCAAGCTCCAATCCCTCAATCGCCCATCCGCCCCTCGAAAAAGCGGACCGGGATAAAACAAACCAATCATCAACTTGACCAAGCGGCTCCGTTCAGTCGAAAGACCAAGCTCGGAGATGGCAGTCACAACGACGATGGAAGTACCCCAAAATAACGAAGCGCCGGCGCCGGAGGTGACACCAGCAGCGCCCGCAGCGGCTCCCGCAGAGACGCCAAGCGCGGCTCCTGCTGCTGAACCGACCGCCGCAACGCCCGCCGCTTCAGAGTCAGATGCCTCGGCACCCGCGGCCGAGGGTACGGAGCTCTACGAGCTCCCCGATGGTAGGAAGGTCGATGGCCAGACCCTTGTCAGGGAATGGAAGCAGAACTTCTTGCCCGACTACACGCGCAAGTCACAAGAACTCGCGCAGATAAAGAATCCCGCTCCCCAAAATTCACCGCAGGCACCCGATTGGCGCGACCCCAACTGGCAGCCGCAGACCTATGCCGAACTCATTGAGCTTGCCAAGGTCGAAGTCCAGCGAGACTTCGAACGCAAGCAGCAGGAGGACGCGCAGAGGATCGCTGCCGTTGACGCCGTCGTTCAGGGTCAGCTCGACGAAATCAAGAAGCTCGAGCCGAACCTGTCCGAAGAACTCCTGTTCCAGCACGCGAACCGCTACCAGTTCTCGAACCTCATGGCTGCATTCCAGAACATGAAGGACATGAACAAAGCGGTAAAGCTCACCGAAGCCCGCGTCGTACAGAACATGAAAACGCGCGAAGCCGCACCGATTGCAGCTCAACCCGGCTCTGGCAATGCTGCCGAGCAAGGCATTGACCTCAACTCAGTCCGCGGCGTGTCCGCTGTCGAGTACCTGCAACGCATTAAGAAATAAACAATGCAGTTCTCAAACGCAGTAACGTCGGTCACCCGGGAGAACATCATCCCTAAGGTGTATGACACCGTGACCAAAGGCTCCCCGGGCCTCATGTACTTCCTCCAAAACGCGAAGCCATGGAAGACGGGAACGAAGTACGACGTGATCTTCCAGTATCAGGACACCACGAATGGCGGCAACACCGGCATCGCGGACAAGCTCGATACGAACCGCCAGGAAACCCGCGTCACCGGCAACTTCGAGGTAAAGCAGGCCTACAAGCCGGTCGTAGTCGCGAACATCGAAATGATCCTGAACAAGGGCGATGAACGCATCCTCGACCTTCTCGACACCGAGTTCGATACCCAAGCGAAGTCCCTCATGACCCTCATGGCCCAGAACCTCTGGTCCGGCACGGGCGTCGGTAACTCCTGGGATTCGATCGCCAACGCGGCCGACGATTCCACGAACTACACGACCTACGCAGGTCTCTCCCGCTCGACGTACACGACACTCAAGGGTTACTACCTCGCTTCCGCCGGCGCAATCACGCTCGCGAAGTTAGCGACCGCCTACAACGCCGTCGAAATCGGCATGGACAAGCCCCAGATGATCGCGACCACAAAGGCCATCTGGAGCACCTATGAAGCCTTGCTCACGCCGACCGTCCGCGCTGGCTACACCACCTCCGGCTATCCCAAGATGAACGCCTGGGGCATGGTGCCGACCGCTGAGGCATTGCAGGGCACTCAGGGCTTCGATGCGATCTTCTTCCGCGGCACGCCTGTCGTGAAAGACGAGCAAATCCCGTCCGGAAAGGTGTTCTTGGTCAACACGAACTACTTCGGCATGAAGGGTGTCGATCTCTCGGGCATCGACGGAGTAGAGACGCTGAACTTCAAGAACACTTCGAACGGCACCCCGCTCGGTGTTCCTGGCCGCGTCCCGTCCACCCGCGGATTCAACTTCCGCATCATGAAGGATCCGGTCGACCAGCTCGCACAGGTGGGCTACCTGCTCTATGCCGGTAACTTCATCTCGGAGAACCCCCGCCTTCAGGGTCAGATGACCGGCGCGTCCTAAATTCACCCATCCACAGCCCAATGCTAGAAACCACCAACCCAGAAGTCGCCTACAACGGTTTGAACTCCGCCAAGGACGGCACGCTCTCCGGCGTGCTCGCCTTCACTGGCGCGAACACTCACACCGGCGTCGAGGCTCACTCTGGAGCGGAGACGCACACGGGCGCTGAGACGTTCGAAAAGATCACGACTATCGCGACGGCCCGTACTGCGACCTCTGACGGTCTAACGACCGGCATCATCGCTCCTGGTACGGCCTTCGTAACTGTCACTTCCGCCAATGCGAACAACATTATCGTTCTTCCGGCGCCCGTGATTGGCCACGTCGTCACCCTTCGCAACGGCGCCACCGGCTACGAACTCCGTTCGTCCGACCCGGCCACTATCGGCATCAACGGGGGGACAGGATCCGCCGCCGAATCGGCAATCGGAGCCAACGTCACGACCGTGTGTCGATGCGTGACCGCCACCGCCTGGGTGTGCACCGACTTCTCCACTGCAGGAGTCGTCACCGCGACAGAAGTAGCTGCACCGTAAGCAATACAAACCAACCTAGCGCCGCTAGGAAATGGCCAGAGGAGGCAGACTCCCGAGGCTGCAATCAGCAACCAATGAACCAAATCAGTTTTCAGGATGTCTATCAGACATCAACCGCCCGAGGCTCGTTCAAGCTCGGCCAGCGATCCCAGACTCCGGACGGCCGCGAATGGGTCTATGTGAAGGCGGATACCGCCCTCGCCAAAGGCTCCGTAGCGGTTCCCGATGGCGTAACCGCCGTGGACAACTGCTCTTCGAGCACTGATTCCGCCGGCAGGATCGTCTACATCACCAAAGCCTCCGCAGGCTGGACTGTCGGCCAATTCGAGGACGCTATCGGCGTCATCGATGACGGCACCGGCGTCGGCCAGACCTTCAAGATCAAGACGAACACCGTCGACACCTTGGAGCTCTATCCCGAAACGGCCCTCGCGACCGCCCTGTCGTCCGTCGACTCCGACATCACGATCCGCACGATGGCGATTGTCGATAAGGCCGCCGTCACCTCGAAAATCCAGTCTGCCGTCGGCATCGCGCAAGTCGCGTTTGCCGCCGCCGATTACGGCTGGGTGCTCACTGGTGGCGATGGCTGCGTACTCGCGGGCGAAGCGCTCACCGTAGGCGGGAGCTTCGTAACCGGCGATGACACGACCGGCCAGGTAGTGAAAGGAACGACCGCCAAAGGCGAATTCGATGAACAGAGCCTCGGCATCTGTCTCGTCGCAAACGCCGCCGCGGACCAGCTCGCGCTCGTACGCGTGAACATCCGCTAAGCGTCGTCTCTGCTTCCCTCCGGGGAGGCAGGGCAGGGCGCTAAAGCCCTCGGGGAACGTCGAAGCCCCGCAAATCAACAAAACCAATGTCGAACAACAGCAACAAGGTAGTGAAGTTCACGAACATCAGCACCAAGGACTTCACCCACTCGTACGGCGGTCAGCCCTTCTTCGTAAAGGCCGGGGAAACAGTCATGCTTCCCTACGACCTGGCGGACCACCTCGCGACTCACCTCGCTCGTCGCATCTTCATTGACCGCGATTCCAGCCCATCGACCTACGACCCGAAGGACGCCACAAGCGGCCACGGACGGCCTCTTTGGGACGACTCCGCCGAAGCCGAGATGAAAGCCAAGATTCTCGGTGAAATCTTCGAGGAAGCCTCTCCGGTCAAAAAGACCGAGATGCAGATGCTTCAGGACAAGGTTAACGAGCTCGCTCAGCGCTTCACCGATGCGCCCGTCACTGCCGATCCCGCCACCTACAAAGACAAGGCGGAGGTCATCAAGGCGCTCGAAGCCAAGGGCATCAAGTTCGATCCGCGCGCCAAGAAAGCGGACCTGGAACAGCTCCTCGCCGAGCCCGTCGTCGCTTCACCGCAATAAAGCCATGTCCCAACCCCTCGCGATACAACTCAGCCCCGAAGAATACGCAGCCAAAGAACTGCTCGCTCAAATCGGGCAGGAAATCGCGAGGGGACGGGCCGAGCTCACGCAGATCCGCAACGACCGCACCACGTACCTTGAAGAGCGCGAGAAAGAAGCCACCACGCTCGTCGAAGCTGTTCTCACCGCCTCCCGCACCGCCCTCGCTGAAGCCGAGAAGAATCGTGACCAGCTTGCGTCCTACCACCGCGAACTCATGGCCTTCCGCGCTGAACTCGAAGAGTGGCAGCGTTCCCTTGCCGAAGAGGAATCCGATTTCTCCGAACGTAAGGAAGCCTCCGAAGCCGAAACACGCCGCCGCACCGAGGAGCTGCAAACCCTCGCTGCCGATCTCCGGGTCCATCGCGAACTCATCGCATCCGACCGCCAGTCGATAGCCGCAGCCAAATCCAACATCGAAAAAGCCAAGCAAGTCCTGGGAAGCGAGCGCAAAGCTCTGCAAGTCGCCTGGGACGAACTCCACAACAAACAGAATGGCCGAAGCTCCTAGGGACGCCAACCGAGTACCCGTCACGATGGGCGTGTCCAGCTCCGATTTCACCACGCCCATCGCGCCCGCAGTCGATCCCACCACTCACCGCCTTCTCACTTCCGATTCCGGAGGTGGGGGAGGGAGTGGGGGCACGTCTTCCGTCGACGATTCCGCATTCGCCCCCGGCACCGATTCAGTAACCCCCGCGGGAGGCTTTTATGACGACACCGCCACCGACTCCGTAGACGAAGGCGATGTCGGCGCGCTCCGCATGTCCGCCAATCGCAACCTGTACACGCAGATTCGGGACGCCGCCGGCAACGAACGTGGCGTGAGCGTGTCCGCCGCGAATGCTCTGAAGGTAGATGGTAGCGCCGTCACGCAACCCGTCTCCGCTGCTTCCCTTCCGCTTCCCTCGGGCGCCGCTACCGCCGCCAAACAGCCAGCGCTAGGCACCGCAGGTTCAGCTTCAGCCGATGTCATCACGGTCCAGGGCATCGCCTCCATGACGGCTCTGAAGGTAGACGGCTCGGCGGTCACCCAGCCAGTCTCTATCGCTTCCGTTCCTTCGCATGCGGTAACGAACGCGGGGACCTTCGTCGTTCAAGAAAACGGCGCGGCGCTCACATCACTTCAACTCATCGATGACACCATAGCCACCACCGCTTCCGCTATCCCTTCCAAGGGCGTCGCGATCTCTGGCACCGATGGCACGAACGCGCGGGTACTGAAGACTGATACCTCGGGCGAGCTTCAGGTGGATGTCTTGAGCATGCCGACCACCACCGTCACCGCAGCCAACCTTTCCACGAACGTCGCGCAGCTCGCCGGGACCGCGACCGACACCAATTCAGGCAACAAGAGCGCGGGAACACTTCGCGTCGTTCTCGCTACCGACCAGCCCCAGCTCACCAACAAGCTACTCGTAACTCCCGACGCCAACAGCGCCGTGAACGTCGCTCAGATGAACGGGACCGCCGTGACCATGGGCAATGGAGCTGCCGGCACCGGCGTACAGAGGGTGACCATAGCCAATGACTCCACAGGTATCCTCGCCGGCGTCACCACCGTCACGACGCTTACAGGAGGCGGCATTGCTCATGACGGCGCAGACTCTGGCAACCCCATCAAGGTGGGCGCGAAAGCGATCACCTCGCTCAAGACGACCACCCTCGTCGCCTCGGCCGACCGGACCGACAATCAATCCGACCTCGACGGCGCTCTCCTCGTTCGCAGCCAGTTTCCCCTTGGCGACTTGATCTCGGAGCGCGTAAGCGACACCGGAGGCACCTCGAGCGCGTTCTCAAACTTCGGAGCGGTCGCCTCGACGAAGAACTACATCACCGGCGTCCATGTCTTCAATACATCTGCAACCGCCGGCTACATCGATTTCCGCGACGGCACCGCCGGCTCCGTCCTATTCACGCTCGGCCTCCCCGCGGGCGGCGGAGCGGTCCTTCCTATTGGTGCGGCGCCTTGGTTCAAGACCACCGCGAACACTGCACTCGCATACGACGTATCGGCCGCGCTTTCGACCGTCTACATCTCCATCAGCGGCTTCCAATCCAAACTCTAAATCACCATGGCGAAGCAATTTCAAGTCGATACGGGAGGAACGCTCACCACAAGTCTGGCCTCGTACTTCAAGCTCGAAGATGCGACCGACTTCTACGGGAGCAATAACCTCACGAACGTCAACACCGCCACTTTTGTCTCAGGCAAAGTGAATAACGCGCTGAACGTCGTTCGTGCCTCATCCCAGTATCTGACCAAAAGCTCGCCGACAGGACTCCCGACTGGCGCGACTGCCCGCACCTACAACTTCTGGGTGAACTTTGCGAGCTTGGTAGCCACCGAAACAGTGATCGGCCACGGAGCCACAACGGCAGGCAACCGCGCGGTTTTCCTCTACTTCAACACCACCAACGTCTCCGTCGACCAGTTCGGCGCTGACGATGGAGGCATCGCGCACGGCATGTCTACGGGCACGTGGTACATGATGACGTTCACATATCCAGGCGCCGGCTCAACCTGGACGATCTACAAGAACGGCTCATCGCTCGGGACCGTTAACCCTGGTGCCACCCCCAATACTCAATCAGCTTTCTTCGAGATCGGACGCCGTAGCGACATCTCGCAGTATTCCGACGCCGCCATCGACGAAGTGGGAGTGTGGGCCAAGGTTCTCTCTTCTACTGAAATCTCCGACCTATACAACGGCGGTTCCGGCCAGACCATGATCGATGTCGTGGCCGATCACAACAAACTCCTCCTCCTGGGGATCGGCTAACCCTTGATGAAGCACATGCCCACTCCAAGCTCACAATCCAAGATCGATCACGACCTCTTGATTGAGATTAAAACCGAGGTGGGCTTCATCCGCACCGAAGTGAAAGACCTTAAGGAGAACTTTGCGGGGCGCATCAACATCCTCGAAACCGGCAAGACCGCCATAGGCACAACCGAGGACCACGAAAAGCGCATCCGCCAACTGGAAACCTGGGGCGGCCGCGCGCTCGGTGCTCTCTTCATCCTTCAGATGCTTCTTGCAATCTACCTTTCACTCCGCAAATGACCGAATTCAACGAAATCATGAATAAGGACGGCTTCTACCCCTCCGCTTCGCTGCCGGGAGCCGCGGCCGCCACAGCCGCAAACTACGGCGTCTTTTTCATCGCGCCAGTGAAGTGCGAACTCATCAGCGTCCTCGCATCGTGGGAGACAGCGGGCACGGTCGATTCCACGCTTCAAATCGAGAAGCTCACCGGCACCACTGCTCCCGGTTCCGGCACCAATCTCCTCGCCGCAGCCCTCTCCACGACCACGGCCGCGAACACCGTCGCCACACCGGCTCTCACTGCCACCAAAGACAACCGCGTGCTTGCAAAGGGCGATCGCCTCGCACTGAAGGACGGCGGCACGCTCACGAATCTCGCGGGCCTTGCCGCAACCTGCGTCATCCACCCTATCGGCAAGGGCCACTACCAAACCACATGAGGATCACCAAAGAAAAAATCGTCTGGGATGAGCAGGACTTCGTGAAAGGCTTCGTGCCGGTGCAGGGCAACAGCTTCCGCACGATCGGCGACGGCCTCGCCAACATGAACAACTTCTATCCATTCTGGACGCCCGGGATCGCACTTCCAGGCTTCAACCCATCCAGCGTAACGAATGTCGCCGCCACAAAGCCCTCCGCCGCCATCCTCGACATGGCCATGGACTCCGGTAGCGCCACCGCGTACGGAGTCGGAGGCACCGACCTCCAGGAGTTTTCCATATCCGGCAACAGCCTCACGGTAACCGGCAGCTTTCCATACACCATCACCGCCCACGGCGGCCACAACACCGTCTCGGCGCAGTCGGTCGCGTTCTACAACGTCTCCGGCGTGCAACGAGTCTTCTATTCTTGGAACGACAATACCGATTGGGATGTCGGCACCTACATCGTCGGCGGAGCCTTCGACGATGATTTCATGTCGACCGTTCCCACCACACCGCTCACGGGGACCGACCTTACTGGCGGCCAAGGCAAGCTGCATCCGCTCTACGTGGCGGGCGATGACATTCTCTACATCGGCTCCGGGCGCTACGTCCACGCCTACAACGGCGCCACGAACACGTTCTCCGCGCAGTTCCTCGACCTCCCCGTAGGCTACGAGGTAGTCGGCTTCGCCGAGGACGAATTTGATCTCGTCGTCTTCGCCACCACGGGCCGGTACACCTCCGCAGTCCGTCGCGCCAAGTCCCGCGCTTTCTTCTGGAGTGCGGACCGTCCCGCCTCGTACTACAAGAGCAAAGACCTCCGCGACGACGACGTGTCCGCGCCCTTCGCCTTCGCCGGTACCGTCGCATGCTTCACCGGCTATCGAACCGGCGGCCAGTGCGCGCTTCGCGTATACGACGGGACTGAGTTCAAGCCCGTCTTTTACTGGACCGGCTCACTTCCATCCGTAGGCGGCTGGGAAGTCTGGAACAACATGGCCGTCTGGAACTCGGCTGGCGCCGTGTACATGTACGGTTCCTTCCGCGATGTTTTCACCCCGGCCGGATTCCAGATCGCCACCGGTTCCGGCACTACCTCCGGCTTCATCAAAAGCCTCGTCTCAGGCTCGCTCTACATGTCGAGCGGCATTGGTACGTCCGGCGGGCTGCAAATCCTTTCGAACTTCGGTACCGGCGACATGAACACCAAGACCGCGTTCCCCGAGTTCGGCGCAGGACAGCGCGGAAAGATCACATGCGTTCAGGTGACATCGACCGGCTCATCGAGTGGCGGCCGCTCACTCAAGATCAGCCTCGTTCCCGAAACACTCGTCGCCTCCGAAGTTGCCACGATCACATCCGTCACAGCAGCCACAAAGACCGTCTTTAAGTACGAGATTGAAGACTTCACCGACCGACTCGAAGAGTTCACCAGCCTGCGTCTCTTCGTCCAATGGCTCTCGGGCTCCGGCGCTACCGACGCTATTCCGATAAAGATGGTCGAAGTCTTTTATGAACCAATCAACTATCCAACCTAATGAGAAGTTACACCGCACTTAGAAATCTATACGGAGTTTTCACACAAAGCACCTCGACAGCCAACCTCGCAACCGCCGACGGTCTTATCAACGACTCCATCCGTGCAATAGCCACGCTCCGCAAGGGCAATTGGTGGTGGCTCGAAACGACGAAGGATGTCTCGACGGTCGCCAGCCAGCGCGCCTATCAAATCCCGAACTCCCTTCGGAAGCTCATCGATCTCTACGTCACGGTCGGCTCGACCATCTACATGCCCGACGCGATCCATGACTCCGACCGCTGGAAGCTCATTCTTGCCTCTCAGCTCGGCGAGTCCGACGCACCGCGCTTCTACTACCGCGAGGGAAGCCGCGTCCTCTTCGCTCCCGTCCCCGCTTCCAGTTCAAACACGATCACGTTCCGCGGACGCCTCAACCTCCGCGATCTCTCGATCGGCGACTACACGACGGGGGGCATCCTCACCGCCACGAACGCATCCACCGCTATCGTAGGCACCGGTACCAGCTGGACTTCCGCCATGGCCGGGCGTTTCATCCGCATCACTGAATCCGACACCGCGAACAAGGGCGATGGCTTCTGGTACGAGATCGCGTCCGTAGGCAGCGCCACCACCCTCACCCTCACGAAGCCCTACGAAGGCACCTCGATCTCGGCAGGCAACGCCGCGTACACCATCGGCCAAATGTCGCCGATTCCCGAGTCATACGACATCGCGCCCGTCTACCGCGCCGCCGCTCTCTATTGGGATTCCAAAGGCGAGGACAAGCGCGCGCAGAAATACTGGAACCTCTACGACGGCGGCTACGAATCCGGCCGTCTCTCGCCCGACTCCGAACCCGGAGGACTCATCGGTCAAATGCTTCAAGAAGCCGCCGAGAAGGTAGAAGGCCCTGTCATCCTGCCATTCGCCTCACAGTCGAACATCATCAACCCAAATTACCCGCAGCCGGACGCCTCCGGTTTCTAAACCCATGGCACTCCTCTCCAAAATAAAAGCGCTCGGAAAGGCCGTCGCCCCGTCTCTCCCGCCACCTCTCGGCTCCATGGCCTCGGGCCTCCAAACCGCCAACGCTTTCCGCCAAGCGATGGCACCTCGTCCCCCACAGCCAGCCGCTCAACCCGGCACTCTCGGCGCGCAGCTCGAGGCGGCCAAAGCGAACCCTCCCCGTTCTCCATTCATGCCGGGAGCACTCTCACCGAACGCCAATTCCACGATCGCTCGCGCTCCGGTCGCGCCCCAGCGCTCCACCTTCGTCCAGAACGTCGCAAAGGCCTCTACCATCGCTCCGGCCGCTCCTGCCTCGACCTCATCGGCACCGCCCTATAACCAACCCGACCAAAACCAGAATCCGCTCGACCTCTACAACCCGGGCATCAGCGGTCCCGCAAGGCCGCCAGGCTTCCCGAACGCCGGCGATGCTCCACCGCCACCTCCCTCTCAGCCCACAGGCCCGGATCACTCCGCATACGACCTCGCTTCGAAGAACTATCTCGACTCCCTGCAGGAAAGCGATCCCGTCAAAGCCGCCCGCCAGCGCTATCTCAACTTCATCAAGTCGCGTGACCTCGGGCTCCAGAACATCGAGGATCAGGCGATCGCCATGCCCTTCATCACCGGCCAGCAGGCATCCTTGAACCGCCGCGCTCAGATCGACGCCGCCCGCCTACAAGGCGACTACGAAATCGCATCAAACGATCAGGCGAGCCAACGCGAGTACGCCAAAACCGCCTACGGCATCGAGGCCGACCGGCTCAAGTTTCTCGAACAGCTTGCCGACAAGGAAAAGGACCGGCAGTTCGATCTCAACAAACCGATCGCTGTCGGTGCCGAAACTTCTCTCGTCTCCCGTGGCAAAGACGGCAACTACACCGCCGCCTACACCGCGCCCGACGCAACCACCGACAAACTGCTATCCGTCAATGACGCCCTCGCACTCGGCGTGCCCTACGGCACAAAGCAAAGCGAAGCACTCGGCAAAACGCCGCAGAGGGCTCCAACTGCACAAGAGCAAATAACGTCCGGCTACGCTCTACGCATCCAACAGGCCAACCCCATCATTGAATCCAACCAAAACGCGATTATCTCAATGAATCCCGTGAGCTTTGAAGCGCAGCTCCGGCTTCCTTCCTACGCTCAATCCGCCACCATACAAAATTACATGCAGTCGTCGCGGAACTTCATCAACTCCGTGCTACGCCGAGAATCCGGCGCCGTCATCTCACCAACCGAATTCGCCGAGGCTCGCCAGCAATATCTTCCTCAACCTGGCGACAACCCGACGGTTCTCGCCCAAAAAAAAGCGAACCGTGACCTCGTCTCCCAGACTTTTGTTCAGCAATCCGGCTCCGCACTAAATTCAGGCTCAACGTCGCCAACGTCTGGCGGAAGCGCCTCCTATCCCTCCTGGGAACAAATCATCCTCCCTTAAATGCCCCTCCCGCCTCCTCAAAACCTCGATAAGGCAGCTCTCGCACTTACCCGAGCAATGGCCACGCTTGAAAGCGGAAAGAACTACAACGCCAAAGGCAAGAGCGGAGAATTCGGCGCCTACCAATACATGCCCGGAACATGGAAGGAACGCGCGCAGAAATACCTCGGCAACGCCAACGCTCAACCCACGCCCGAAAACCAAAGCTTCGTTCACTACAGCTGGGTAAAGGAACAGAAAGATGCCGGCGTGCCGCCCGACCAAATTCTCGCCATGCACAATAGCGGCGGCCGTGAATACGCCTCTAAAAAAGGTGTCAACAAGTTCGGTGTCGCCTACGACGTCCCCCTGTACGTCGAGAGGGGAATGACTGAACTTCAGAAGGAAGTGCAGCGCCTCGGCGGCTCCGTTCAATCTGCATCTCCGGCCAACCCCGTACCTTCACCGACCGCCACCACTCCTCGGCCTGGCTTTCTCCAATCCCTCGCACAAGGCGTCGCGAAGCCCTTCCTCCGCGCAGGCCTTTCACTTGGCCGCATCGGTACTGGGACCGCGGCGCTTCTGAGCGGCGATCAAAACCGCATGCAACAGTACAACCAGAACGTCGGCTCGCCCAAGAGCTTCGGCTACCTCGGCTCCGTCACTCCGCTCGGCTACGGAGACCAGGGCGAAAAACTGTCCACCGTGAAAGGTCTCCGCCAGACGGCCGGCGTCGCCGCCGAACTCGGCTCCTACGCCTTGGGCGGAAGCGCTACCGGTCGCGCCGTAGGCAGTCTCGGCAAAGGCGCACTCGGCCAAGCCGTCAAAGCCGGTGTCGTTGAAGGCGCCGCAGCGGGCGGTCTCGGCTCCTTCGGAGCCTCACTTGCTCAAACCGACAACTCACTCGGAACCGTCGCAAAAGACACCGCCATCGGCACCGCCGCCGGAGCGGCAATCGGAGGAGCCGCAGCCACGATTCCCGCCGTCGTCCTGGGCACAAAGCGAATCATCTCCCCGAACACCGAGGACGCGCTCATCAAGGCGATTAAGCCCGCAAAGAACAACGTCCGCTTCCGCGCCGATGTTCAAACCGCCGTGCCGGAGATCGTTCGAGCATCCCAAACTCCCATCGAGAACATCGACCAGTTCGTAAAAGCCACGAACACCGCCAAGAAGAACGTCTGGCAGCGCTATCAAACCATCCTCGGCCAAAACGCCGACGCCACGATCGACGGCGGCCCGATCGCCGACGCTATCGAATCAAGTATCGACCGCCGCTTCGAGCTTCTGAACCCTGCCGGCGCGAAGCGCATTAGAAACATTGCCAAAACCTACAAGCGCAAGCTCACCCTCGAAGAGGCCGAAGACTTCCTGCAATCAGCGAACAACGACCTGCATTCCTACTACGCCAAGAATAAGGTCAGCCAGAAAGCGGCCGCTCGCGATCCAGAAGTGGCGCACACACTTCGCGAGGCGGAGGCGCTCCGCGACGCGCTATACGCCAAGCTCTCCACACTCTCCGGAAAAGATGCCGCAGCCATCAAACGCCTTTACGGCGCGCTGACTAACGTCGAAGAGGAAGCGATCGGCCGCGCGAATGTCGCGGCCCGTCAGGCTCCCTTCTCGCTTGCCGAGCAGTTGAGCTTCGCCTCTGCGATGGGCGACGCGCTCAAATCCGTCTTGAATCTCAACGCGGGCGACGCCCTTTCCGGAGTCGCAAAGGCTACCGTTGGCAGACTTATGAAAAAAGCCAATACCACCGACGCTCTTATCAAGACCGGGATGAAAAAGGCCGTCAAACCCCCGCCACTCCGTTAGCAGTCCTCAAGCACCATTGCCAAGAGCGCCACGCCACCCAAGGCGCAGCCGAACACCAGGCAACCTATCCAGTATTGCACCAACAGCCCCGCAAGAGTCTGGACCATCCCTCGACCCTACACCTTTCGCCAAAGCCGTCAAGTCCCGCTTCATCAAATCCACAGAACGGCCCTTGCTAACACCAACCTAAGCGCTACGCTCAAATTACCCCATGTGCAAAGCTTTACGTCCATTTGAAGGAATCGTCTCCCAAGGATTCGGCGCCAATAAGAACCCGCTCTATGCCTCCCAAGGTCTGCAAGGCCACGCCGGCATCGACTTCGTTTCCTTCAAGCTCGCAAAGCTCGGCGTCGGCGATACCGTCCGCGCTGTCGTCCCCGGAGTTGTCTACGACATCTTTTACGCCGATGATCCAGATCCCTCCCACTGCAAAGAAGTTCGCGTGCTCTATCACTGCGACGAGCACGATCTCTGGTACTCCGTTCAGTACGCGCACTTCTCGTCCATCCAGGTGAAGATCGGTGATGAGCTCAATGCCGGCGATCCCATCGGCATCGAGGGCAACACCGGCGACGTGTACGCGAACGGCAGGCCCGTCACGACTGCCGAACGCCGCGCCGGATCCACCGCCGGCTCTCACGTTCACATCGAATGGCTCGAGCTCAGGCCCGGTGCCCAACCGAACCAGGTAGCGTGGAACCTTGCCGATCACCTCGGCCGCTTCGTTCAGCACGACGGCAATTACTTCGTGGTCCCCGGCCACTACAACGGCTACGAAGGCGCCTTCGATTGGTCCAAGTACCTGCCTGCGCTCGAGCCTCAGCCAACCATCTCCGGCGTCGGCACCGCTCTCGCCGCCGTCGTGAACGCATTCAACGCGACAAAGGAGAACCGCGGTCAGATGGTCTTCCGCGTCTGCCGCGAAGAGAAGCTGCCTGCTTCACTCGCGATCGAGCTGTGGGCCACGATCTGCGGCGAGTCCGAATTCAATCCGAACGCGAAGTGCTTCAACAAAGATCACTACGGCAACGTCGTTTCCGTGGACTACGGTCTCTGCCAGTTGAACTCCTACTGGTACATCGGCCCGACGAAGACCGTAAAGACGCCGTTCGAAGCGCTCACGAACCCCGAGAAGTGCGTCCGCGTCATGGCCAAGGCCTTCAACGCAGGCCGCGCGAACGACTGGATCATCCACCGCACCGGAAAGCACCTGCCCTTCATGGGCCTCGCTCGCAACCGCTACGACGCTTACACAAAGGTCGATGGCTGAAATCGACTTCAACTTCAAAGACATGAAACGTTGGTTCAAATCCAAGACGATCTGGTTCAACGCCCTCACGATTATCGTCGCCGTCGCTTCCTACTACGGCTGGACGCCCGACCCTGACGTGACAACCGGCGTCGCACACTTCCTCGTCGCCATCGCGCCCGCGGTCAATCTCGTGCTCCGCTTCTGGACCCGTAAAGCGATCGGCCCCTACTAGCTCTCCGATGGTCTGCGCCGCGTCACCTCACTGACGAAGGCGCAGCGATCGGCGCACTACTTCGCCGGGCACCCCGACAACTGAATAACCACACAGCTCCCGAAAGGAGACGGCCATGGGCCTACCTAAGACTTTTAGGGACCCATCCGGCCTGTTCTCTTGCACGGTCGGAGTGAATGGTCTCACTACTCAGCATCACCTCTATTCCTTCCGCGACTTCATCGTCGCGCAACTGAAACGCGTGAAGAAGCATGCACGCTTCAAAAAGGGCCAGCGATGGGTCCACCGCGTCCAGTTTCGCCAAGCAATCTACTACTGCTATCCGCTGGACTCTGACGACGATCCGCTCATCTTCCCGCAGGGCAAAGGCTACTGCGGCGTGACCGAACCCGAGATCGTTTTCGTCCTCGACCTCGAAACCGAAACGCTTATGACGAAGGAGGAGTGGGATGCTCCGATTTGAACGCTACGCCCATTCCCGCTTTTGGGCCGTGTACGACGGCAAGACCCTCATCGCGGTCGTCGTCTACAAACGCGGCGCTCAGGCAATCATCAACTTCTGCACAACCGGCGACCCCATGAACGGGCCGTTCCCGCTCAAGCCGCCGCGCACCGACAAAGGAAAGGAGTGCCAGTGCTCAACCTCAATCGCGTCACCATCTCCGGATACCTCAGCAAAGACCCCGAGACGGTCCCCGCCGGCGGCACCACAGCAACGAAGTTTTCCGTTGCAGTGACCGACCGTTGGAAGGACAGCAAGGGCGAGAAGCAGGAACGCGTGAACTGGATCCCCGTCGTCGTCTGGAACGGCAACGGCGAGAACGTCGCGCAGTACCTGCACAAAGGCTCCCACGTCATCGTCGACGGCGCCCTTCGCACCTCCGAGTGGGACGACAAGGAATCCGGCCAGAAGCGCTGGAAGACCGAAGTCGTCGCCTCGCAGGTGATCTTTCTCGACAAGAAGCCCGTCGACGCCGAGCCACCGAAACGCAGCTCCCGCCGGAAACCGGCGGAATCTCAACAGAGCCTCACGTAGGCTCGGAAAGGACAAAGACCTCGCGGAAGTCCCAACCGCGCCGGAGCGCACTTCGGCACAACCTTCTAATCAAGAAAGGAGTGCTGCTGGAGAGGCAGGGGCCGTGACGACAAGGATGTGTGGGTTCATAGGCTGACAAGGCCTGTTCGATCTTTCCCCGTCGCTCTCAACAAGCGGCGGGTTCCCATATGCACATTGACGCCATCTTCATGACAGCTACGATTGAATTGTGCTTTCAGGTATGCCGCCGCCTGCGAAACGGACCTAACAACACCGCAGTAGGGGCCGCGGCAGACCTGAGGACATGAGAAATCCCCACCGATCACCACACCAGACGAGAAAGCACAAGTTCAAGTGTTCCTCTTGCGCGTATTACTTCGCTGTGGTCCGCTATGTACCCGGCAGGGAAGGCGAGCTATGCGATGAGTGCGCCGATGTCTCGCCCACAACTATTCGCCACGCCAAGCCCTCTAAAATGCGTCAGGTTCGTCGTTCCGCCGCTTCCCGCCCTACGAGCCGCTCAAGTCCCTGAGCGCGTTTAAAACGAAAACACGCCCCCGCTCGACTTGGGGATAACTCACTCTTGTAGTACCTCTCACCAGAAGCTACGATGAAGGTGTCCCTTATATATCGTCTGCGTTTCATTCCCGGGCAGGAGAATGAAACATGAAACTGCTCGCGCTGCCCCGCGGGCAGTTTTGTTTAGGTGGTAACGGCATGGTGCCTAGTCTCTCTCCAAAAGGGACTGCGGGGGTTCGACTCCCTCACCACCTGCCAGGGCGCAAAGCTCTGAACAAGTCCCGGCCAACCCTTCAATGGGAGCTAGAAGTTCGGCTGGACGACGCGACTAAATCTCGGGCAACGCAGACGACAGGCGACCCGTAAAGCGGCACGGAAGGGACGGAACTTCCTCCGCGAATGGCTAAGAAAGCGGCGAGAGAATCCTGCTCCTCACGAGAGCAGATACGCGGCGAGTCCTAGAACCGCGAAGTATCGCTAACCGTCTCCTTTAAGGGTGATTCGTATGTTAACAATTGTTAACGTCCTTTCACCCTTGCAGGCTATACGCCGCGTCGATCCAAACAAAATCGTGAGCAACGCCGTTTTTTTCACTTCCTCTCCGGCAGTAAAGTCGTGTCGGGTCGAGAGGCAAAACACATCTAAACCAATGAAAAACGACTACAAGTTCGACACTCCCGAAGCAGCATGGAAATGCGCCACGGAACTCTTCGCGCAGGGCTACGATCTAAGCATCGGAGAGACCGACAACAAAGAGTTCTACGTCTCAATCATCTTTACCCCGCGTCCGGACGGTCCCCCGCTCCCCCATCTTCCGCGCTTCCAAAATTCGCTCGACCTTAATTCTCGCCATCTCCTCGGTTAGGCCCCTCTCATCGACACTCGGGTCCCCTTCGAGGTACCCGTGCCATATCCCACCGACTTTTTCCGTCGTGATCTTCATCCGCAGAGTTTGAGGAAAACCTGTGAGATTCTCTACTGGTTCGGAGAAAACAGCCTGTGTTTACGCGGGTCGGAGCATTTCGCCCAACGTCTGGTCTACGGTGGGTAGGGTTTCGGTTCACTCCGTCACTCCTCGGGTAAGGTACGCACCGTGAAGGTTGATCCGTTCGCGCCGCAGCTCCTCATCGACTACGACCTCTTTTGCCGGAAGCACGGTCACACCGACTTCGGCGATTACATGGCGCGCTGGTACGCCGCAACCGCGCTCATCGAAGCGGCGGAGGCGGCCGGCGAAGACCCTTTTGCCATCACTGTCGAAGACCTCGAAGCCGCCCTCCCGCCCACGCCGGACGTGAATTAGAACCGTCCGAAAAATAAAGTCAGGAAAACCGCCCAACGTGTTGGGCGTTCCGTTTGCCGCCTATCGGTTCCTGAACCGACCTTGCGCGTGCGGCCGGTTCGTTGAGTAGCGCGAACCCGCAGGAGTTCGGCGACGTCTTCACGACCTCGCGACCCGGCCGCCTTTCTTATGCGCGTTCAAGTGGATTTCGAGATCGGTCCCGGCCTCCCGCCGGAGCGGAGCAGCCGAAGCGTGGAGCTACCCACGGAGCTTTTCGACCAGGACGAGAAGCTCTACTACGTGCGGTGGGACTTTCCGGAGCTCTGTGAAACCGGAGACTTCCTCATCGTTGAACCGCGCGACCATGCGCAAACAGGAGAGCTCGTCCTTGCGCTGAGGAAGGGCCGCGCGGTGCTTGGTCACTGGTGGGCGAAGCACGGCAAGCGGGAAGTCCGCGCGCCGCACGAGACTCACACCGACGTAGAAATCATCGGCGTCGTTAATCAGGTGGTGAGGGGCCTATGACGCGCCTCGAAGCCTTCATTCAGGCGCGCAAGATAAAGCTCGTCGATCTCGCCCGAGAGTCCGGCTATTCGCGCCAGCACCTTCTGCGCGTCCGCATGGGCCGGATGGAGCCGACCCGCCGCTGCATCAAGTCGATTGCCGCCGCATTGCGCCGCCTATCGCACGAGCCCGTGCGCGCGAGCGATCTCTTCGACCTGGAGGACTGAGATGGAGAAGAAAACTCTCACGCTGAAGCGCATCACGGCGGAGCAGTTTCAAAACTGGTTTGTCCTCGACTCGCCGGGCTATTTCATCGCCCGCCAGGCGATGAAGGCGGGCGAGCTGAAAACGCCGCTCGATGCGCTCGAAGCGCTTTGCCTCGCGAATCAGCTCTATGACAGCGAGCTGCTTAACCGCCTTCTCGTGGAGCTTGCTCCATTCGGAAAGGCCGAGGAGTACGCGGAGAAGCGCGGGACGGACGCGGGAACGGATCTCGTCGTTCAGTGCCTCGGCCCGGACCGCATGAAGGTCGTCCTCCGCGAGGTCATGGACGAGGTGCGCCGCGTCGCTTTCACGCCCTCGGCGGACCACGACGCGCCCGCCGAGGAACCCCCGCGCGAGTTCGACTTCCCGCCGCGCGGAAAGCTCTGAGGAAACAAAGAGCCTCGGCGCGTGGCCGAGGCATTGGTCTTTGATAAATCGGTAATGGGGTGGGTGGGTTACGACTTCACGAGCCGGAGAACGGGCGCGAGATAGTCGGGCTCCTTCCACGTCTTCGACACGATCTCTTCGAGGCGCTGCCGTCTCGCCTGCACCCAAGGCGAGTAATGCTTCGCGGTGATCGCTGGCGTTGCGTGGCCAAGGAGGACCGCAACATCCTCGAGGCTCACGCCGGCGAGGAGAAGCGATACGGCGAATGTGTCACGGAACCGGTGAGCGTGGCCGTCCGGCACGCCTGCCTTTCGGCAGAGCGTTTTAACGGCGCGCTGCCACAGGACCGAAGCGCACTTCACCGTGCTCTTTCCCGTCCAGAAGAAATACTCGGGATTCACGTTCAAGCGCGCTTGCTCCTGCAGCGCATCGACGACGAAGGGCGGGATAGGCACGTAGACCGGCACGCCGGTTTTGTGCGTGTAGAGCATGATCGCGTTCCCTTCGAGCTTCTTCACGGCAAGGGTAGCGACGTCGCCGATTCGGAGCCCGGTGTAGCGGAGAGTGAGGATGAATGCGCGGAGCCTTGCGGGGCTCCTTTTTCCGTGCCTGTTGTGTGACTTATATTGCTCACAGGCCGCGATAATTTTGCGTTCCTCTTCCTCCTCGAATGGCAGGGTGGGGGCCATGTGGATCTTCGGCGAGCGCAGATCCTCCGCCGGGTTTTCCTCCATCCAGCGGGCTTTGACGCAAAACCGCAGGAACATCCGGAGGAGCTCCAGATTCTTCGCCGACGTGTACGCGCTCCACGTCGTCCAGGTCGAGCGGTACTCGGCGACCTTCACGAAGGTCAGGTCTCGCGGCGTGGCGAGCTTCTGCGCCTTGCACCACTTGAGGAGCGACCGTTCGAGGAATCCGCGGTAACGCGCGACGGATCGAAGAGTCAGGTTTCGCGCGACCGCATCGGCTAAATACAGGGCGATCGCGTTTTCGAGGGTGGTGGATTTCGCGATGCGTCCGCCGATTCGGCCGGTGTGATTCCACTCGTGAATCAGCTCCTGCGCGGCTTCCCAGGACGTGAGGTCTAGGGCTTTGCGGATGGTCTCGCCGCCGAGCGAGCCTTCCACGCTGATGGGGCACTTGCAGCGCCGGTAGCGGCGGGAACGGTGAGGGCATTCCTTGAGATGACGCCGGAAGATGGTGAGCAT